GCAATCTCAGCAAGTTTGACTCGACGTTCAAAATCCTTGCTTTCGTTGTCTTCATTAAGGTTGTTAGACAGTGCAGCGATGTACTTTGCCTGTGCAACTTGAGGTGCAATCTGAGCCTCAACAGAAGCCTTCTGAGCCTCCGCAGACTCTCTAGCAGCCTTAGCCTGCAATTCCTGTACTTGAGCCGCCAGAAGCTGCATTTGAGCCTGTTGTTGAGCCATAGCAGCCTGTTGGGCAGCAGGATCAGGCTGACTCATCTGTTGCAATGCAGCAATCAAGTCACCACGATTGCTCAAACTACTGTTTTCAAGGATACCCTTGAGAATCAAAGGCAGAACAGGCGTATCAGGCCCCAAAGTCTGTAACAAAGCAATCATCTGTTGCTGTTCAAACTCACGAGCAAGGATACCAAGCGTTGCCGTAGGCACAAACTTCATGTCCACAGAAGGATAACGGTCTGGATCAAACTGCATGTACCTAAATACAGCCTTGTTGATGAATGGAATCATGAAGTCTTCTTGGAAATTCGTCAGGGTTCGCTTATATTTCTTGATAATTCCCGCCATAGCCATCGACATACCACCGGCAGAAGCATCACGGGGTACGTTACTAGGCATACCAGCACTGTCAACGGTGCCAGTAGCTTGTAGAAGCATTCTCTCAAAGTTCTGAGCAGCCGCCACCGCATTACCGTCCGTCTGACCAAACTTAAACGGATAAAGAATTTCACTTGGAGCACCGTTAGTCAGGATAGCCTTACCGGGCTTGATCTCAAACTTGGCACCGCGAGGCAGTCGCGTAGCATCCATAGCGATCATAGGAGCCGTTGTAAGGGCTAAAGAGTCCATATGAGCCCGCAGTTGACCGTCAATGGCCTTCTGCATGTTGTAGGCCTTCTCAACAGTACCACGACCCCAAAAACGTCCAGGCACCGTATCATCCTGATAGGCCACCACAGGACGATCCTTCATCATGTACGGGCTTTCCTCAGCCTTCAGCAGCACACCGTCATTAGCAATGACAACAATAGCCTCAACTAAGTTGCAATGTTCGTCTGCTTCTGATCCTTCAGGGAACAATTCTTCGTATTCGTCTTCTTCAGGATACAAATATTCTTTGGGAACTAAGCCGTAGTACGTCAGTAGCTTGACCTTATCATCGTGATAGGTACGAAGTTCCTGCGTAGGCTCCAAGTCATCGTCAGAATACACTGGTCCGATGTTGGCTTTCTTGTAAATACCCTTCTCAATGTTCTCAACCACCTTGTGAATTGAGACATACTTCTCAATAGCGACACCCAAAGCATCATCAATGCTGTCTGCGTTAGGGTCAATAAGGAAGTTCTTAGGGTTTACAGGCTTGATCTTAACCGTTACACGTTCCGTTTCAGTCACACCAATGGCGGCTGCTTGCACTCCGGGCATCGGTTGCGTAGCAGGGGTGTATTCCATCTCTGTACCGACAAGGATCTCTCCAATGCCCGTACCGTAGATCTCAGCCATCAACTCAATCTGGTCTACAGACTTCTTGATTTTGTCTTTCTTGAAGTCTTCGTGAAGCTGTTTACGGATGGCTTCAATGTCCAGAGGGTTACCGTTGATGTCTTTGAGGTCATCAGCGATGTCAAAGAACTCTCCGTTACCGAAGATGGCTTCCATGATCTCAGCGTGTCGTGTCTCCACAGCCTGCTGCGTGGCAGGACTGATGATACGACTACGCTCAGAGTCTCGGGTCTTGTCCGCAGCATCCCAGATACCACGGAAGATACGCTCGTATTCTTCCCATAGTTCTTGGAAGTTAGAATCCCTATGGTCACGCCACCGGTCACAGTGGTCAACAACCCAAGAAGTTAACTCGCGTTCCCCTTCTGAAGGTTCCTCAAAGAGGCTCTCAGGCGGCTTGTCGTTATAATCGTCCATCAATACCCCGCTATTTTGTCAAATACTTCGTACTCATCTTCTTCATAGTCTTGAAGATAAGGAGTAACAGCTAATTGATCCACGTAGGACAAAGCATCAACCAAGTCATCATGCACACCTGCTGTGGGGAACATGATAAGCTGATCGACAAACTCTTCCCAATCCTCATCCTCGTTAAAGCTGATACGACCATGCTCAAGTCTTCCTTGAAGACCCCACACAACTCTTTCAGCTTTCTTCTTGTTACCGTGAGTCAGATCAGTGATGTGCGAATAAATGTTATTCTTACGCATCAAATCCGTTAGATATGGCAACACCGCATTCTTTAATGAACCACGCTCAATACCAACACCAATAGGTTGAAAGTCCCTGATGGACTTCAGGATGTTCACAGCAGTGGTTCTGATGTCCCACCGCCCATGTCTGATCTCTTTAACCCACCAGTCACCATTGTCAGTCACCTTGACAATAGCAATAGCCGATTCATCTAATCTCTTCTTTGCTGCACTAGCAGTAGACCCCACGTCCTCAAAGCCTGCTAAGTCAATAGCAACGACATAGGAGCCATACTGAGGCTCTGGTGCTGTCTTGAACCATTCTCGCTTAAAGACATCAGCACCGGCATTATCAAAGCTACTCAAGTATTCCTGCTTAAAAGCAAAGGAACTCAGCGTACGCTTAGCAGCCTCAATTTCTTTAGGATCAATTGTTTCGTTGTCTTGGGTGGTGAAGTGCCATGCCTTCCACTCTTCATCTTCATCCGACAACCCTAGCTTATAAACATCGTAGAACCAGTTTCTACCGCTAGGCGTTGAGATGAATAACGCTCTACCTTTTTTGTCGGACAATGCAGCACGCAGAATCTTTTGCCATACATCTTCTTTAATGAAGGCGCATTCGTCCAACACTAGGTAAGTTAAACTCACACCACGAAGACTGTCAGGATTGTCTGCACCTCTGATCAGAATCTTTCTACCATTGATAAGACTGATCTCAAGGTTGTTAACGTGACTGCTCTTGATTACAGGCCTCCCAAGCTCATGTAACAAGTCCCAGATAATCGTCCGGGCCTGCCCCAGCGTAGGGGCCACATACATCACATGGCTGCCCTCAGGACAGTTTAAAGCCTCTATGAGCAGCGTTACAGCCGACAACCTAGACTTACCACACCGACGACCAGCAGCTACAACCTTGAACCGCTTATCGCTCTTAAAGACCTCTTGCTGCCACTTGAGTAGTTGGAAGTTAAGACTCGTCATCAGTTACCTCCGTGTACTCAGCGTCACTGACATCATACACTTGTTCAGTGTTCACCGTTGGTGAGTTAAGACCACTGATATTGATGCTGATCTGAGGGACACCACCACCACTCTTATTGGTGACATCAAAGGCACTGATGGGTGCAACTCTATCAATAACTAACTTCCAGGCCGCTGCTTGATTCTTATTCTCTGGATCTAATGCCGCATCAAAGATAGCTTCTAAGACCTTAGCACTCTTCGGTGATGCAAGCATACGCTGTACATAGCCATCGATGATTGCCTTGGTGCCCGGAGGTCTGCCTACAGGTCTATTCTCTTTGATTGCTGCAAGGTCAGACTTCTTTGGTCTTCCTTTTTTATTGCCACTGGGTACTGTCATCTTTATCCTTTAAGGAGACGGTTTTGTTAGCGGTAGCACACTGATAGTACTATAGAGTTCTAACATGTTGCATTTACGTCAGGGGATTCCTGATGAAATTATCCCTGATGTCATTAAAGTGTGTTCAGATTGCAATCATTGTTAGAACCTTTATGTGTCTGGACAGCCGCCCTCTGTCCGGTTTCATCGAGGCCCCTGTCTTGTATTCATCGTACAAGAATACTTATCATAGCACATTTTAGTCATTTTGTCAATAGCTTTTTAATATTTATTTTTAGAGGGTGCACTAGTGTTGTTCTTTTACAACACATCTGTACCTACAACCGAGCATTACAGACTTAAGGATCGATTATACGAGCCTACTCTAAAGTCCCCCATCCAGGGTGTACAGATTGGACTCTCCAGTTCCTTACTTTTTCTAAATCTGACAAGTACTTAGTGAGTACTAACTTAGTATGTCGTTAATTCAGATTAGGTCTATTTAGGTCTTTTTCACCTAGTCTTTTTTGTAAGCGTTAGAGGCTCCATCAACAATTACTCAAGCAGTCTGACCCCTCCCCCGTCACTTCACAGCACACTGACGATCTATATAAGTACATGCTTATATAACCATACACTGATGTACGGTAGAGTCATGCAAGAATCATGCCAGGTCTGTGGTGTGGGAGTCGTTGGTGGTACCTCTGACGTACACTTGAAGCATACCTGAAGCATACTTGATAGCACATCCTAGACTCAGCCCATCGGTGTTTCACGTGAAACAATGCAGCTTGACAGTGTGGTAAAAATACAACAGTAACACTAGGGTTTGTCCCTAGAAAAAAGATGAAGAAAGTGTTTGACAGTCCCAAAGATGGGTGCATAATAGAGTCATCGGTTAGGCAATAAAGCACAGCCGAACACACTGGAGCAGACAACATGTACTTCACCAAGGTCCGGCCAGACGGCACCACGGAGCGCCTGCGACACGTCACGTATACCGTGCGTCAAACCGGTGCATCTGAGTGGTGTGCATACACTCTCAAGGGCCGTTTGCTGGCCAGGGATCGTCGCAGCGAATCACATCTGCGCGCAGTCTGCGACACGATCGCGGAACCCACATGACCGCGCCGCTTGCGTTCCCTCAACCCTGACACACACACACTGGAGTAACTAACATGCACAAAGCCTTCACCCTTGCAGATTGTGTCTTCGCCGGGGCCTATGGTATCATCCTGGGTCTCTTGATCGCAGCGTTTATCTAGGGTTTACACCTATAGCACATTGCCTACCAAAGTGTGCTAGAGTGTGCGCCTTGCACTTAACCGGAGCTTTCATCATGTATCAACGTGCTACCCTGTCAGACTTCCGTGACGCATTCAATTCTGCAGGCCGTCTTGATCAGTTCTCCTACGATGGCTTGCGTGTCATCTTTGATTGGCTTGAGGAGTACGAGGATTCCACCGGCTCACCCGTTGAGCTTGACGTCATCGCCATCTGCTGCGATTACGCAGAAATGACGCCCGAGGAGATCATTGAGGCTTACAGCATCAACTTTGATTCACAGGTCGATGATGCTGAGTCTGTCGCCACGGATTATCTGGAGGATCACTCTTTGATCCTGGGCAAGACCAAAGACACCATTGTCTTCAGCCAGTTCTAACACAAGGGGCATTGACCATGACCGAAGTTTTCACTGTCCACGGCAAACCCTACATCCTGACAGATGGCTATCTGTACCGCGCAGCGCCTAACATGCTGCCACGCAAAGATGCGCGCGGTAATCGCTACGCTAAACAAGACGGATGGATTCCCGATGGCATCCCCTTGATGCGCGTCACGAACGATTGGGATAACCCTTTGTTGGCTCTCTTGTTGAATCGCGGCACGCCTGCATGTGATATTGCACCCGATGGCGTATGTGAGGCGCTAGAGTGCTGCAAAGATAACGGGAGGGTTTGCGTATGAAGTTTAGCACTGTAGAGATCAAAGAGCGTGAAGCCAAGATGGCCGCATAAAAGCGTTTGAAGAGCTGCGAGAGCATATGGTAAAGTGCTGCGAAAATAATATAAAAGAGCTTACACACAAGATCAACAATCTCAAGAAACTCGCCCCACATAAGGAGGTATGATCGTGCATAACATTATCGAAAGACTGTCAAATATCTTTGAATCAGATAATCGTGAATTATCTTCTATGGAATATATTCAAGCCACAGATATACTTGAGGAGGAACAATACATCGTATCTCAAATCGTTACAGATAATCATTTGGGGGACTAACATCATGTATGCAGTTATGTTCAAGTCTAGTGGCGTGATTGCTGCTCGTTTCCTTGATCGCACCAATGCAAAGTTCTGGGCATGGATCAACGATATGGACCACGAGGGAAACCCTATGGGCCTGTTTATCGTTAAGAAGGTGAAGCCATGAGCGTCTACACAATGAGTCGTCAAGACCTAGAAGACACTGTTGTTATTTTACAACGAGTGTGTCACAATGCAGCCATCCAAATCAATGAAGCTGTGCTGGAGTTGGACTATGGTTCTCAGTTGAAAGCCATGACCATCCTTCAGCAAGTGACCTTCAGGCTCATGGATGGCTCAGGAAGGGCCCTAGAAGGCTCTAGGATCGATCAAAAGCCCGTCACCATGTCGTGACAACCCCTAAGAAAGCGAGGAACCCAAAATTCGTTGTACCTGCTGCAATCGTGCCCTTTCCGACTTTGAGTCAACCCGCCGCCATGCTCTCACTGACGCTTTTCTTGATCTTTGCAATACCTGCTTTGATGAAGTTAGCGAAGATGCCGACATCCCAGTGATCACCAGGGGTGACCTTGAGTGTTGTGAAGACACAACATCAGAGCTTGACAACTTCTCTTCTATGGATTACAATGATGTCTTCACTGATGTTCACTTTGATGAATAAATAAATATAATACATTAATGTATACTTTAATGTATATAATTAATGTAATATATCTTAAATGTTTCTTTAATGTAACAAGGGGTAATGATGTCTGATTATGAGTTCAACGATTCATACTCATATGCTGCCGAGTATGTCATGGAGTGTCGTCAAATGATGGCGGATTCATACAACTATGGGGTCTATAATGAGGTTGCAGACCTTATTGTCGAATACGGGTGGGATCACGTTAAAGCCCGCATTGATGAGGCTTTGAACAGGGTTAACGGACATGAATAATACGAACCCTTTAGATACTCTTGTCGAACCTAAGACAATCAAGCATCGACCCAATTGGCCTTTCTATGTATACACTGACACAGACACAGGAAAGTTATTCATCAATAAAGCACCAAGACAAACCAAGAAACAATACCTTGACACACTTGAAGAGGCATTACTGTGAAATTTAATGTACTGGTTACCGTTCAAGAAACTACCTTCGAAGTTGTCGGATGCTATGAGCATTCCGTCCCTGGACGTACATCAGGACATCCCGACGAATGGGAACCCTCAGAGCCTGAAGAATTCGACGTCGAGTCTATCAACGTCAATGGTGCGGACATGACGGAATTCTTGGACGACTATTACTACCGGTGGATCAGTGATTGCGCACTACAGGAACTTAGGAGTAATTCATAATGAAAGCCACGTTAGAGTTTGACCTCCCAGACGATGAACACGCATTCAATCTCGCAACTAAAGCCTCAGAGATGCACAGTCTGATTCTGGGTTGTCATGAACGCTTGCGCATGTACGTCAAGCACGGTAACCCTGATAACGAGTCAGCGATGGACGTTATCGAGGATGTTAAGTTCAGGTTAAGTGCTGTTTGGGACTACGAATGACCTCTAAATTCTTGCGTCATGTGTCGTGTAGTTACTGCGGTAGCTCTGATGCTGGTGCAATCTATGACGATGGGCACTTCCATTGCTTCAAGTGTGGAACAACCAAGCAAGAATCAGAACTAGAATACGATGATATTTGTCGTTACAACACACAAAGTGCACGAAGTGCAAACACTAAGGCCTTTATGACTGGCATTGTAGACATTCCAGGTGATTACAAATCAATCAGTGACAGGGGCATCAGTAGGGCTACCTGCGAGAAGTTCGGAGTCAAACAAGACGACACCAGACACTTCTATCCCTACTATGACACTGAGGGAACCCTATCTTCTTATAAGACGAGGCAGGTAGCAGATAAAAAATTCTCAATCACTGGAGATTTTAGTAAATCTGGCCTCTTTGGACAACATTTGTTTCACTCTGGTGGCAAGTACATCACAATCTACGAAGGAGAACTAGACGCTCTAGCAGGCTTTCAACTTACGGGGTCTCAATGGCCCTCAGTGAGCATCAGGAATGGCGCTCAGGCTGCATTAAAGGACTGCAAGGCACACTTTGAGTGGTTGAACACCTTTGAGACTGTGGTCATCTGCTTTGATGCTGATGAGCCAGGAAAGAAAGCAGCACGGGAAGTTGCAGAATTGTTTGGCACTAAAGCCAAGATCGTTAAACACTTGACAGGATACAAAGATGCGTGTGATTACTTGGTTGCTGGGGCAGGGAAGGAGTTCGTCAATGAATGGTGGCGAGCAGAAACTTACATCCCTGATGGTATCGTTAATGCTGCCGACCTCTGGGAAGACGTTAGCAAACCAGAAAAGCCAGCAGATGCACAGTACCCGTGGAAAGGACTGAACAAGCTCTTGTACGGTATCCGTTCGGCAGAACTCATCACAGTCACTGCCGGGTCTGGTCTGGGTAAGAGTCAGTTCCTCCGAGAGATCCTGTACCACCTACTGAAGACCACAAACTTCCGCATAGGTGCGATGTTCTTGGAAGAATCTATACGCAAGACTGCACGGAGTATCATGTCAGTGCACGCTAACAAGATGCTTCACTTACCGGACACACCAGTGACTGACAAGGAACTTCATGATTCTTTCGATGCGACTCTTGGTACTGGCAGGGTTTTTCTTTTTGATCATTTTGGATCAACAGATATTGATAACATCCTTAACCGTATTAGATATATGGCTAAGGCTCTCGACTGCCGCGTTGTTTTCTTGGATCACATATCAATTGTTATTTCTGGGCAGGATTTAGGAGATGAGCGTAAGGCCATTGACAACTTGATGACTAAGCTGAGGACGCTGGTGCAGGAATTAGAGATCACACTGTTCTGTGTGTCTCACCTTCGCAGGCCCCAAGGCAATGCAGGACACGAGGATGGACAGGCCGTGTCGTTGTCACAGTTGCGAGGCTCTGGTGCCATTGCTCAGTTGTCGGACGCTGTGATTACACTGGAGCGTAACAGCATGGCAGAGGACGAAGCAGAAAGGCACACGACTAAGGTTGCTGTGGCTAAGAATAGATTCAATGGCTACACTGGACCCGCATGCCACTTGCGTTTTGACACAGAAACTGGTAGAATGCGTGAAGTCGAAGAGGAGACACTATGATCAGCCTTGAACAGTTGATTGGAAGGGTTTGGGAGCTAGAGGGAAAATACTTTGATCTACAACAGCAGTATCAGTTATTGATCCACCAGTATGAGCAGTTGAAAGAGAAACATGAGAGTTGTTCTAGACTCAGAGACGGACAGCAAGGCGAAGAAGATTCACCTAGTAGTAACTAAAGACATCGACACCGGAAAGGTTCGTTTATGGAGAGCAGCAGACGGTCTAAGGGAATTTCTGGATCAATGTACGTTGATAGTCACGCAGAACGGCATCGGTTTCGATGCTCCTCTATTGAATCGCTTATGGAAGACGAAGATACGATTGAGCCAGTGCTACGATACATTAATCGCAAGCCGACTACTAGAGCCGAGCAGGGAAGGCGGGCACAGCCTAGAGGCTTGGGGAAAGACACTAGGGAGGAACAAGATTGACTATGCCACTAGGTGGGAAGAACTTGCAGGCCGTAAGCAACTTTATCGTGGGGAGTGTTTTGATGATCCTTTTGATGATCTTCTTGTTGAGTACTGCATTGGTGATGTTGAAGTAACAGAACTGCTCTACAATCACCTTACAACCCAGTTAAAGAAGAAGGAGTTCTCAGATGAAAGCATTGAACTGGAACACCAAGTAGCAGCCATAGTAGAGACACAAACTAAAAATGGATTCAAACTTGACATCCCGTACACGACCAGTCTACTTGCTGACATCAAAGGAAGAATGGCAGAGGTTTATGAATCAATGCAACAGCGCTGGCCTGCCTATGAAGTCCCCCGAGTCAGTGAAAAGACTGGCAAGTCTCTTAAACCCAAACTGGTTGAGTTTAACCCAGGATCAAGAAAGCAGATCGGAGAAAAGCTGATAGAACTCGGGTGGAAGCCTGAGACCTTTACTGAGACGGGGCAACCCATTGTCGATGAGGGGGTGCTGTCTAAGTTGTCCTTTCCTGAAGCCAAGATGATTGCAGAGTATCTGATGCTCCAGAAGCGGGTAGCTCAGATTGAATCATGGATGGAGGCGCTAGGAGAAGACAACAGGGTGCACGGTAGGGTGATCACTAACGGCGCCGTGACGGGCCGCATGACGCACCACAGCCCCAACATGGCACAGATTCCGAACTCTGGTAGCATCTACGGGCACGAGTGCCGCGAGTGCTGGACAGTGGAGGATGGCAGTGTTCTTGTTGGCTGTGACGCTAGTGGTCTAGAGCTTCGTATGTTGGCGCATTACATGAAGGATGAAGACTATGTTAAAGCGGTCGTCTCAGGGTCTTCTAAGGACGGCACCGACATTCACACCAAGAACCAGAAAGCAGCCGGGTTACAAACAAGAGACCAAGCAAAGACGTTCGCCTACGCTTTCTTGTATGGTGCCGGTCCGGCAAAGATTGGTTCTATTGTGGGTGGTGGGGCAAAAGAAGGACAGAAACTTATTGATGCCTTTCTTAAAGCGACTCCCTCTCTCAAGAGTCTACGCGATAGAGTCTCTAAGTATGCGGGTAAGGGTTATGTACCGGGGCTTGATGGTCGAAAGATTTGGGTACGCTCCGAACATGCGGCACTTAACAGCCTACTTCAAGGAGCAGGCGCGATAGTGATGAAGAAGGCTTTGGTGTTGTTCAACGACAAGATCAAGGCTAACAAGTGGCCTGTGAAGTTTGTAGCTAATGTCCATGATGAGTTTCAGTTTGAATGCCATCCCGACATTGCAGAACTTGCAGGCAAAGCAGCTAAACAAAGCATCATTGATGCGGGGACACACTTCAAACTGAGGTGTCCTCTAGATGGAGAATACAAAGTTGGCAGATCATGGCGAGACACCCATTGAGCGCATGGTAGTGCTCCAAGTCATTGATGATGAACTCCGGGTTCAGGCATCAGAAGACTTGGATATCGAATACGTAGGAGCAATGTTGTATAAAGCACTACAGGCCATACATTTTGCTGCCTATGGGGTTGACAACGGTAAAGAAAGAGTGCTACAATAACTGTATTGAAACTTCGGAGGACGGTTGGTGAAAGAGGTAAACACAGAAGACTTAAAATCTTCCGCCGAAAGGCTTTCGAGTTCGAGTCTCGAACCGTCCACAAAAGAAGAGTGGAGACTTGTAGAGAAACATGGGGGAATCTTTGAGGTTTCTTCTCATGGAAACATGCGTAGAAAAGGATCAGAAAAGATTCTTAAGCAAGCCATAGGGAAAAATGGGTACAGACTGATTGCTTCCTATATAGGTGGGCGTAAAGGAACGGCTGTTTGTTTTAGGGTGCATTGTGAGATAGCGAGAGCTTTCATACCAAACCCTCATAACAAACCTTTTGTCAATCACAAAGATGGATGCAAGACAAACAACTCACTCGACAATTTAGAGTGGTGTACTGCTGCTGAAAACACAAGACACGCACATCTAACGGGACTAATAAAAGTTCCTCGGGGCGATGCCAATAAAAATACTCGCATAAGTGACAAACAAGTAATAGAAATAAAGGAACTATCTTTATCTTCCGGCCGATCTTTGCGCTCTTTGTGTAGGGAACATAAAATTTCTCATTCAACCGTTATATATCGTTACAATAGACTGAAAGGAATAAACAATGAGTGATGTTTTCAAGCCTGTCAAGGTTTCTGGTGAACTGTTCTGGGCCTCGTTCATGAACACCTTCAACACCAAGTTTGATGAGGAGAACACCAAGTATGAGTGCTGCCTTGGTGGCCTTAGCGAAGCTGCTATGAAGGCTCTTGAGGGTCAACTGGGCATCAAGGTTAAAGAGCGTGACCCCATGGGCCGCTACGTGGTTGCTAAGTCTAAGTTTGTCTTTGAGCCTGTGGACGAAGATGGTAACAAGATTGACATTGCGAAGATCGGTAACGGCACTAAGGTTGTGGCTCTGGTGTCTTCCTATCGTCATAAGATGTCGGCTAAGTTCGGGGCCTCTCCGTCGATTCGTAAGTTGATTGTGACTGAACTCAAGGTGTACGACCCCGAAGGAAGCGTAGCGGAAGAGAATGACGACATCCTGTGATGATCTGAAACTAGCGTTAATTGATGCAGACTTCTTGGTTTATCGTGTCTCCTTCGCTGATCCAGAGGGGCCGAACGATAGGGTCTGCTATCACCTGACAGAGTTTCTCAATGACTTTGTTTATCGCGTCCTCAAGTGTGACGATTACAAAGCCTACTTAACAGGTAAGAACAATTTCAGGTACGACATTGCCAAACATGTGCCTTACAAAGGTAACCGTAAGGATGTTGCAAAGCCGCCACACTACGATGTCTTACGAGAACATCTAGTCAAACTGGGGGCTGAGGTGACAGACGGTGATGAAGCTGACGATGCTGTGGCTAGGGAGTCTGTCAAGGGTGGTTGCTGGATAGCCCATGTGGACAAAGATCTGGATCAACTTGAAGGCTGGCACTACAACCCGGTGAAGAACGAGAAGTATTACATCAGTGCCTTTGACGGACTGAAGAACTTTTACAAACAGATGCTGACAGGAGATCGTACCGATAACATAGAAGGTGTTAGGGGAATCGGTCCTGTTAAAGCCAACAAACTGCTCATGGACTGCAAGACTGAGCAAGAAATGTATGAGGTCATATGCAAAGTGTACGCCGACAACGGTATGGAATCTACAAGGATTCTGGAGAACGGGAATCTCCTGTGGCTAAGGAGAAGCGTGACGGAGAGTTGGTGTCCTCCTTCATGCTCGCAGGAACAGTCTGGGATGTCTACGAAGTAGACCACCTGACGGAGATGGGAAACTGTGAGCCTGCTCAGGCCATGCTGCGTATTAGCAGGAACATGCCAGTGCAAGCTAAAGAGTCTACCTTCTACCATGAGCTTGTCCATGCTATCCTTTACACTATGGGCAGGAACGATCACGATGAAGTCTTTGTAGACTCCTTCGGTAACCTGCTCCACCAGTTTATGAATACATTCCATGAGCCCGAGCAGTGCGAAGAATCCTCTTGAGGAGGCCCACGACCCTGGGGGAGATTATGTTACTCACATAGATAGCCAAGGTATTCAACGGAGGAAGTATAAAACTTATTGTATTGAATGCGGTATTGAGAGGCTTGTTACGAAAACACGCCTAAATAAACAAAAAAGGTGTAGGGCTTGTGCCAATAAACTGCCTCCGACGGAGGAACAACGCAAACGTATCTCGGAAACTTTGCGGAATAAGTACGCAACTGATGCGGATTTCAAACGTCGAGTAGCCGCAGCACAAAATGTGTCAAGTGGTGATAAGCACTGGAACTGGAAAGGTGGCGTTACTCCCCTCAATCAGAGAACACGCACTTCCGGAGAGGTGAATGCTTGGAGGCTTGCTGTTTTTCATAGAGACCACTACAAGTGTCGTATATGTGAAGAAACAAAAGATATTCAAGCTCACCACATAAATTCTTGGGCGGCTTTTCCAGAAGATAGGTTTGTATTGGAAAACGGCCTTACTTTATGTGCCCCTTGCCATAAACAGTATCATGATTATGAAAGGGAGGTCAGTAAAAATGGCACTAAAACCCTCGTCAGCTAAGAATAAAGGAAGGCTCCTCCAGCAGTGGGTGGCTAAGAAGTTACTAGAGCATGCTCCTAAGCTAGAGCCTGACGATGTTGTCAGTACCAGCATGGGAGCACCGGGGGAAGACGTTAAGTTATCCCCTGCTGCACGTAAGGTTTATCCAATTCAGATAGAATGCAAGAGTTACGCAAAGATAGCTGTATATGAATTTTACAAACAAGCCTCTGTGCACGGTAATAAGGAGCCTGTTGTGGTCATTAAGCAGAATCAGTGCAAGCCTCTTGTTGTTGTTGATGCTGATTATTTCTTTAAGGTACTGACCGATGCAAGTAAATGAAATCACTGAACACGAAGATGGTTCAGCAACGTTGCACTTTGATCTGACCAACGAAGAAGTAAAGCTGTTGCTTGATTGGGCTATCAAAGAGGCTATCAAGAACGCTATTAAAGAAAGTGGAAAGGTCTTTGATGACATTCGATGAATATCAAAAGCAGGCATGGAGCTATGCGCTACCGACAGCAAAGACAAACCAGTACCTGCTTCCCGGTCTTGCTGGTGAAGTAGGTGAGCTACAAAGTCTATTTGCTAAATGCTTGCGTGATCGTACTAATTTAGACTACATGGCTTTGCCTAAGGAACTAGGAGACATTCTGTGGTTCGTCTCAGGGATCGCCATGTATCATGGGCTGTCGTTGTCAGAGATTGCTGACAAGAACATTGAGAAGCTAGAGTCTCGTAAGCAACGTAATACTATTAAAGGATCAGGCAATGACCGTTAAGAACGATGTATTTACTTTCAACTATAAGTCTGAAGAGGCTAACATCAGTTTTGAACTGACTGAGACAGACTATCAGTTGCAATCATGGCCGTATGTTCTGGATCATTTCGTAAAGTTCCTTGAGTCAGTATATCGATACGAGATTCAAAGCAAAATTCAATTGAAGTATTCTCCTTACACTGATCCTGAAACAGATTGGCATGGAGAGTTCTTCAATGTCCCGGAAGACAATGAAGACGAACAAGATGATGAAAAGGCAGGACTGACTGAATGACTCGACACCTGATTATCCCTGATTGCCAAGTTCGTGAGGGTGTTCCTCTAGAGCATCTTGAATGGGCTGGTAAAGCAATCGTGGAATACAGGCCTGACGTAGTGATCAACCTCGGAGACTTTGCGGACATGCCTAGCCTATCAACACACGATAAGGCAGGCTCCAAGGTCTTTGAGGGCCTTCGCTACAAGAAGGACGTAGACTTCACTAAGGAAGCAATGCAAATGCTTCTGAAGCCTATACGTGACTTGCAGGCACAGCAGAAGAAGAACAAGGACAAGATCTACAAGCCTCGGATGGTTCTGCTCCTGGGTAACCATGAGAACAGAATCGACAGAGCCATTAACAACTCGCCTATCCTTGACGGGCTGATCAGCACTAAAGACTTAGGCTATGAAAAAGATTGGGAAGTACATGGATTTCTACAACCTGTCTTCATTGACGGTGTGGGTTACAGTCATTATTGGCCTGTTGGGGCTATGGGCAGGCCTGCTTCCAGCGCCTCTGCTATTGTCTCTAAACTTCATATGTCTTGCATTGCTGGTCATCAGCAAGGCAAACAAGTAGCATATGGTAAGAGGGCTGATGGAATTCCTCTGTGCTCCATCATTGCAGGCTCTTACTATCTTCACGATGAGCCCTACATGGATGGCCTCAGCAACAGTCATTGGCGTGGCCTTGTTGTCTTGAATGATGTACGACAAGGGCAGTTTGATGAGATGTTCCTGAGCATTGAATACCTTCGGAGGAAGTATGCAAACGGCTGACATTAAAGTAGAACTGATTACTTTCTGCGGAACAGATACCACTATCGTCAATGCTGCCCGTGTTTCTTTCAACAAAGAAAGTGCAATGGAGCTTAACGACGATAATTGGCCTGTCTTCCCTGAGAAGGACAAGAAGCTGCTGAACTATCTTGCAAAGCATAAGCATCTCAGTCCATTCAATCATGCCTTCATGAGCTTCCGTGTCAAGGCTCCGATCTTTGTTGCTCGACAACTAGTGAAGCACAAGTTCATGCCGTGGAACGAGGTGAGTAGGCGCTACGTTGATGCTGAACCAGAGTTCTACATGCCTCCAATCCGTAAGCGGGCAGAGAGTGTCAAGCAAGGCAGCAGCGATGAACTGGTGGAAGAAGAGAAGCTAAATGGCATGGACGTGCTAATTTCTGATGCACTGGCGCAGTACAACTACCTAATTAGGGTAGGAGCATGCCCAGAGCAGGCACGAATGGTACTGCCTCAGAACACCATGACAGAATGGATCTGGAGTGGTACATTGGGTGCCTTCTGTGACATGCTTGCGCTACGATTGAAACCAGACACACAAAAGGAAACACGAATGGTTGCAGAACTCGTTGCTGAGACTATCGAAGAGTTGTTTCCTGAATCATATAGGGCACGAATGACGTATGGGAAATAAGTTTACTACCTGCAAGGACTGCTTCTACGAGAAGTTTACAGATTATGAAACGCCTTGCACTAACTGCTCCTGGAGCAACCGGTTTATTGCTAAAGGAGTCTTCAGTGACCCTCCTATCAAAACTGTACCAATCACAAAACAGTCACAAGACAATGTGAACCATCCTAAACACTACACACAGGGTGGCATTGAAGTGATTGACGCGATTGAAGCATGGGGACTGAACTTCAGGCTTGCCAACGTGATCAAATATGTAGCACGGGCAGACCACAAGAAGAATAAACTTGAGGATCTGCGTAAGGCATTGTGGTATCTAAACAGGGAGATTGGCAAACTTGAGCAACCCACTGACGTATGAAGAGATCAAAGAACGGCTGAAGAGGCTTGACGAAGTAACGCTTTTGGAACTCTTGGACATTAAGAGTGACGACATCGTTGAACGCTTCTCAGACATTATTGAAGACCAAGTAGAACAACTACAGGAAGAACTATGACTTTTAAGATGAGTGGCTATAACGAGTGGATAGCCAAATCCCGCTATTCTCGGTTCCTTGACGACAAGGGTCGTCGTGAACACTGGCCTGAGACAGTGAATCGGTACTTTGATTTCATGTCAAAGCACCTGCTCAAGAAGCATAACTATACAATTCCTGCTGAACTGCGGGAGCGTCTACAGACGGCAGTGACTAACCTTGAAGTCGTGCCAAGTATGCGCTCTATCATGACAAGCGGGGATGCACTGGAACGACAGAACGCAGCAGGCTACAACTGCTCATACTTGCCCATCGATGATACAAAGGCCTTTGATGAGGCCATGTACATTCTGCTGTGCGGCACTGGTGTGGGCTTCAGCGTGGAACAGAAGTATGTCAATAAGTTGCCTGAGATCCCTTGTAAGCTCTACGATTCTGAGTCTGTGGTTGTTGTTAAAGACTCCAAGGAAGGATGGGCTAAGGCGCTACGACAGGTTATCGCCCTACTTTATGCAGGCGAGATCCCGAAGTGGGATGTCTCTGGAGTCCGCCCTGCTGGTGCTCGGCTCAAGACTTTTGGCGGGCGCGCATCAGGACCTGGGCCACTTGTTGAACTCTTTAAGTACGTGGTCTCCAAGTTCAAAGGCGCTGCTGGCCGTAGACTTAACAGCCTTGAGGCTCATGACATCCTTTGCAAGATTGGAGAAGTTGTGGTCGTGGGAGGAGTCCGTAGGTCTGCGATGATCTCTCTGTCTGACCTTAGCGATGATCGTATGGCTCACGCTAAGGCAGGTAACTGGTGGGACGGTAACGGACAACGGGCATTGGCTAACAACTCTGCTGTGTACGATAGTCGTCCTACGGTGGGTCAGTTCATGCGTGAGTGGACTAGCATTTATGAGTCACACTCGGGTGAGCGAGGGATCTTTAATCGGTATGCGAGTAAACTTCAGGCAGCTAAGAACGGACGTCGTAACGAAGATCAAGAGTGGGGGACGAACCCTTGCAGCGAGATTATTCTACGGCCTTATCAGTTCTGTAATCTTTCTTCTGTCATTGTGCGTAGCGATGATACTGTGGAATCTCTTAGCAATAAGATTTATCTGGCTACTATCCTTGGAACTTTTCAATCGACGCTAACGCACTTTCCGTACCTGCGGAAGATCTGGCAGACAAACACTGAGGAGGAGCGATTGCTCGGGGTGTCGATGACCGGCATCTTGGACAATGCTCTGCTTAACAATCCTGACAATCCCGAATTGCCATCTATATTGGAAGGGCTTCGAAATGTCGCTATTGATACTAACGCTGAGTACGCTGATGCTATTGGCATTAACCGTTCTGTGGCTATCACCGCCATCAAGCCGGAAGGCACAGTTTCGCAGCTTGCTGGCACTGCTAGTGGTATCCACCCTCAGCATAGTAGTTTCTACATCCGCCGCGTCCGTTCTGATAACAAAGACCCCCTCACTGACTTTCTGAAGTCTCAGGGGTTTCCTGCGGAGGCAGACTTCTACAACCAGAACAGCACCACGGTGTTTAGCTTTCCTATGAAGGTAGCCCCAGGTGCTCTACTGCGGGAAGACTTGGATGCTATCAAGCACCTGCGTCTGTGGTTGCTGTACCAGCGTCACTACTGCGAGCACAAGCCTTCTGTGACCATCAGTGTCAAGGAAGAGGAGTGGCCTAAGGTAGGCGCATGGGTGTGGGATAACTTTGATGAGATCACTGGTGTGAGTTTCCTACCAATGGACGGAGGAACTTATAAACAGGCTCCTTATGAGTCCATCACTGAAGAGGAGTACAACAAACTGATGCAGACAATGCCTAAGCGTATTGACTGGGATGCCTTCAAGGAAGGTCAAGACAACGTGGAGGGAGCGCAAATGCTTGCTTGCACTGCTGGAGTATGTGAACTATGAACATGCGAAAGAAGACTACAGAGGAAGAGACGCCTGCAAGGCAGACACAGAGTCTGAAGTTGAAGCTGGATCATATGTGTACGATTCAGGCAAAGACTGCCAAGCAACAGGAGTTCTTTGATGCCTACACCCGAGGAGATTACTTCATGTGTCTCCACGGTGTAGCAGGCACCGGGAAGTCCTACATTGCCCTCTACAAGGCCCTGGAGGAGGTTCTAGAGCGTAGCAACCCATACGACAAGGTAGTGGTTGTTCGTAGTTCCGTACAGGGCCGAGACATGGGACACTTGCCGGGTAGCGCTGATGACAAGATGGAGGTATATATTCAGCCTTACCGACAAATTGCATCAGACCTGTTCCGTCGCAAGGATGCTTGGGATCGACTCTGTGAGCAAGGACATGCTGAGTTCCTGTCCACATCGTTCATCCGTGGGACCACATTCACAAACAGTATCTTGTTAGTGGATGAGTTTCAGAACATGAACTTTGAGGAACTGGACACAATCATTACCCGTGTGGGTCACACCAGTAAGATTATCTTCTGTGGTGACATCCGACAGACAGACTTACGGAAGAAGGATGACAAATCTGGACTCCCTAAGTTCCTGTCTATCTGTGACACCATGAAGCAGTTCAGCAGGTTTGAGTTCACCACTGATGACATTGTGCGCAGCAGCTTGGTCAAGGACTACATCATTGCCAAGACTAAGTTTGAAGACCAGTGCCCATAATTGAATAGACAATAAAAAAGCCCCTGCAAGGTTCCTTTAAGGTTCCTTGACAGGGGCTTTTTTGTTTGTGCTACGCGAGCAGCATTGCTTCGGCTTGCCGTCTGATAGTCAGTCCTCTCAGGACTCTACCAGCAGCCTTGTTCCACTTCAGGATCTCTGTAGCGGCCTCATCCCATCGTTCTTCATTGACCATCTTACGCAGTGTACTGATCTGGTAGTTCCTTAAGCCACAGTTGTAGCAGAAGGAGATCAGAGCAGCCTGCCTACGAGGATAGTTGATAACCTTTGGTGACAGCTTCAGCAGACCCTTGTTGAAGTACTCTAGATGCTCGTCTAGGGCTGCTTCAGCCTGCTGGTGTGTCCAGACAGTCTCTGGAGTGATCTCCGGCCCCGTAGAGCCATAACCGATAGTCCAGGGGTGTCCTCCAGTGCCGGGATCAGGATAGGCTTTACAGCCTCCATCAGGTAGTCTCTTGTGATAACCCTCAAAGGGCTTCACAAGAGCTTCCCTAGCAATCTTAATTGCTTCCACGATACTTCTCTATGGTTCTACCAACGAACCAGAAAGTAAGGATCATGTTCAACATCCCGAAGTCTTCAGCAGTCCAGAGGGACACCAGTGCATCCTTCCAAGGAGCACCAGAGTCTATGGCATAAGACACCATAATGATCTTGTAGGCAACGTACATCCCAAAGAGAACGTAAGTGACTCCGGGCCTTACAAGAGCAGACAAACTAGCAACCCACTTCCATGCCTTCTTGTCTGCTTCACCTTGTTGCTTGAATGCCTCACTGATGGCTTCTAGCTGTGTAGCGCTATGCTCTACATAACGCTCTTCGATCCTGAACTCACCACGAATCTTCTCTAGGTCAGTCTGCAGGGTGAACATCTTGAGTTCATGCAGTCTTTCATCTTTACGATCAAAGAACTTCAGGATCTCAGGAGCTAGTCGGAACAAGCCACCTAAGAGACTGCCTAGAATACCTCCTGAAAAGAAGTCCATTATTCCATTTCCTCTTCAAACTGTTGGATGGGCTGTCGTGCAGACAACCCGACCTCACCGGATGCTACAGCACCCAAGCCACCAAAGATACCAGCAGAGAATGTGTTAGCACCTAACTTCTTAGCCAGTCTCACAGCCTTGTCAGTAGCCTTGCCGGCAGACTTCTCAAGTTCTCGCACCAGAGCAGAAGCATCAGCCACCGCTGAGGGGTTAGACAAGAACTCTTGAATCTCCGCTGCTTCAGACTTGCTTGCGCGATTCTGACCAAAGCGGCTTAAGATGTTCATAGCAGTTCTGAAGGTACCCAATACAGGGTTGCGGACTTCAGAAGCAATCTGCTCAGGCCTTGAACCCGTCAGTTGCTGGAAGCCAGTCTGCTGAGACACCGCCTGATTGACCTTGGCACGCATCGGGAACTGTGCAAGACGCTCCGAAGCATCCAGCAGCATCTTAACCTGCTGACTGTACTCTGGACCAAACAGAGTGTTCAGAGTCTTGATGTTGTCGTTAAAGAATCCTGTCTTATCAGAAGTCTTCATACCAATATCAAGGATAGCACTCTTCAAGCCCTGATGCAAGTTCTTGTCAGTGCCTGCTAACAGAATCAACTCATTCAGTTGAGCAGGGGTCTTCAATGACCTTTCAACATAGCCTTCAAATCCACCACGGGAACCAAAGGCCTGTGACCAAACATTAGAGAACTCTTCAACCTTAGCATTCTTCTGTTGCTCCAGAATAGAAGCACGGATGTCTTTCAGTTTACTAACCTCTAGAGAAATGCCCAAGAGTCTCTGACGCAATCCGGGAACCTGATCAATAGCTTCCTTGTTACTGTCAACAAACAAACGCAACTTAGCAGGATTGACGACACCATCAGCACTTACAATACCTTGTGCCTGACTAATCTTCATCATGAAAGCGTCTTCAACAATCTTCACTGCTTCAGGCGAATTATCAGAAGCTGCTAGGATCTGCCGCACAGCAGAAGGCTTAGTGGTCAGTTGAGGAACAACATTCTCTACGAACCTAGCCTTGTCTACAGACACCACCCCAGCCTCGCTGAAGGGGATACCAAGACGCTTCGCATACTCTTTGTCGAGGTTCCTATAAGAAGTTACAAACTCTTCCGGCATAGAAGACACAGCATTGTCAAACTCTTTCTTGAAAGCAAACAACATACGAAGTTGATCGCTATCGTTAGTAGAGCCAATCGCCTTGTTCAATGCGCGCTTTAACGAGTCAATGTCCTCAATTGGTGCGGGCTTATAAGTACCTTCAGCACTGCGCACTAAGTTAGGGTACCTTTCAGCAAACTTAGGGCTGAACGAAGATGCCTGCTTTGGAGCAAACACAGCAGTGATCTTAGGATACAGTGCTGGGAACTTAGCAAAGACATCCTCTGCTTTAGAGGATTTGATGAACTTCCACAGGCCTGCTACTTGAGTAGAATCTAACTCAACACCATCCTTCTTAGCCTGATCCAGCAAGGAAGTATACTGAGGGCTCAGTTCCTTCTTGATAGCGGCTTCCTTGGCATCCAGCAGATTACGCACACGGTTACCGATGTCTTCCTTTCCTGCGGTAGAACCGAAAGCAGAGTTAGACAACTCATTGATCCTGTTGTCAATCTCGTCAACACGACGATTGATGTTCTCCTGCTTCATTGCAAAAGCAGTCTGCCTACGGGCATTCTCTAGTTCAACCTTCTTTGCTTCTGCTTCAGCACGAAGTTCTGCATTGCGAGGATCACCAGCAAGTTTCTTCTGGGTTTCCTTAACAGCAGCCAGTGCTTCATCTTCCTGTCGTTTGATTAAGGCAGTGAAGGCTGCATTCTCGCCACGGGAAGTCTCTGATGCCAGCAAACCAGTGAGCGTAGTGTCTCCCTTGGAGGCAGCGCTGATAGGCAGTTTAACACCCAGCTTAGTCTCAATCTCCTTTGCAGCAGCAAGGTCAGAACCAAGACTAGGATTGGCTTCTAAGGCAGTCTGGAGCTTGTTACGAGCACGGACACTGCCAAGCATATCACTTACTTGTGCAGCCTCAGCGCCTAAGCCCCTCCCTTGCATAGCTCCTTTAACAATATCAGGTACGTTACGCACAACAGAATTCGCAGCCACGCCACCCACCGCGCCACCACCCATTTCACCGAGCGGACGATACTGCTCACCAAACTTCTGAGCAACCTGCTGACCTACTTCACCGCCGACAACACCGCTACCGGCACCAATAGCTCCCTCAACAAGCAAGGCCTTACCGGATTGAGGCATTACAGCCTTAGCAAAGTTGGCCAAGTAAGGGGCAAACTTAGTTCCTTGAAATAGCGCCTGAAGGCCCCTAGCACCAGCAGCCAATGGAGGCACAGCAGCAGCACCTGCCAGAGCATTCTGCACTGCTCTTTCCTGTTCACTCATCATAGCCACCGGAGCAGGAGCAGCCTGCCCAGGAGCAGCGCCGGGAATCTGACCGGGAGTGCCTGACGGAGTACCACCAACACTAGCAGCCAGTTCTTCTAATTCAGCTTCAGTTAATTCTCGATCTGTCTTGAATTTCTGACCATTGATGGTATAAGTAGGCATATTTAATCCTCACGGGTAACGACAATACCAGACTTCAGTGTGAATTGTTTTGCTGCTCTGGGGGGAGTCAGACGGAAGATGTCTTCAATATCTTCTGGCTTGATAGTTCCTGCCCTTGATGCAGTACGCTTAGCCATCGTCTCTTCACCCTTCAGTCGCTCTTCATTCTTCTTTTTCAGAATCTGTGCCACTGTGCGCATCTTCTTTAAGGTGTCTTCTGTAGGCGTACCTTGAACAAGTCTAGAAGTCACATCAGCAATAGAGCCAATCAGAGAAGGATCACCACCAAAGGCTTTAACGTCAGCAGCACTGATCTGAGTCTCTCCAGAAGCCTTAGCAAGACTTCTTTCTGCTGCGGATACAGCAGCGAAGTTGCCTTTCTTTAAGCCTTCATTGATAAGACTGATAGCATTGTCAGCAGCATTGATGCTGTCACGATATGGCTTAACAACTTCATTCAGAGTCTTACGGAATCCCAACACATCAGGAGCATCCTTAAGGCCGGGGATAGACACTTCAAGTTTATTAGCTTTTGCCGATGCTTTTCGAGTATCTCTGTCTAACAAAGTCTGATTGATTGCTTTGACTTGTTCTGAGCTGTAACTACCGATCTTGTCTTTTTCACCAAAGCCTAATTCAACAGCAACAGCTAAGAAATCAGCAGGAGGCTTTACTCCTTTTTCTTCCTTAGTCAATGGCTTCAGGTCGCTATACTTACCTGAGTCCATAAAGGTTTGAAGACTATCCGGAGTAAACTTATCAGCATTAGCCCTAGCAAACTGAGCCTTAGGATCAGCGGCATCCTTTTCTCGACCACGCTGAGTAGCCAGAGCCTTCTCAGAAGTGATCTTAGCTTCAGTCAAAGCCATCTCGCGGGCCTTCATAGCAGCCTGCTGAGCCATCGCAGGGTTCACACTCTGCAAAGCCTTAGCGTACTGCATCATGCCATCAGCAGTGCTGGTGTCAAACTGCGTAGACAGATCACGCATCTTAGAAGCCTGAACCAGCATAGGGTCTTCAACACCCGCAGCCCTCATCAGGCCTTGACCTACTCGACCAGCATACTTGCCTACGTTAGAGGCTAACTGCTGCTCTAAAGGCATCTTAGCGAATTCTTGAGCCTGTGCGTCACGGAGGTACTGAATAGCTTGCGCAGGAGGCATACCACCTTGAACCAAGGTAGCCAGTTGTGTCATCATATCAGCAGCCATTATGGTCCTCCTCCGATGAGCTTGTTAATCAAAGCAGCAACAGGATCAGCAAACTTATTGATAGCAGAATTGAGAGAAGCGTTGTTGATTTTATTTGCTTGATTTTGCCCAGCGAAATTATACTGAGCAGCCTGAGCACCTGCCTGAGCAGCAGAAGAGCCTAAACCAGCACCAACACTCAACGAATTCTGAGCCTGTTGTTCAACAGTATTAGCGGCGTTGAAGGCACCAGTGAACGGAGACAACGCTTGATTCTGAAGGTTGTAACCAGCACCTTGTAAGCCAAGAGCACCAGACATAAGACCTTGCCCAAACTGTGCTTGTTGCTGTCCCATCTGCTGTGCTTGAGCAGCCAATCCAGCATCCTGCTGTGCAAGAGCGTTGTAATAAGCAGCCATTTCTGGGTTCGTAGCAGCCCTATCGCCAGCAGCAGTAGCACCAGTGGCAAGACCACTGCGGCCAGTCTGGAACAGACGATTACGCACACCAGCAAGTTGTTGTTCACGCTGAGGAGCCAGTAAAGCCTGTTGCTTACTCATCCAGTCAGCAGCGGCTGCCTGAGGAGTCTGAGCGACATACTGGTTACCCAGGTTAAACAAGCCTTGAGCACCTTGCTGAACCTGCGGGAAGAACCCTTGAGCCTGCTGTGCTTGATTCAGCGCACCACCGCCGATGCCCAGCAGTGACTCACGCATTGCAGCCACATCAGGAGCAGCTTGGTAGCCTGCACCGATAAGCTCACCGTTAGGGCCATAGTTGAAACCACTACGGCCAAAGCGAGTAGTTACACCTACAGGCCTAAACTGAGCAGCTTGAGCAGCCTGCTGTCCTGCTGCTTGAGCAGCATCAGCAGCCTTGTTAGAAGAATAGATAGAACCAAATAGTCCTAAGACATCACCAAGGGTAGCCATCAGTAGGTTCCTCCGTTAATAGTTCCTGTGTAGGTTCCTGATACTGAAAGGTTATCAAAATAGGTGGTACCCGTGAATGTAGCATTATTAATATCTGCTTTAGAAGCAATAGCAGTAGAAATAGCTACAAATTCAGCATCAATTTCAGTTCCCTTGACCTTCTTAGCAGCGTTGCCTGTTGCCAGGGAATCCTTAACTGCAAAGTTAGTAGTCTTCGTGTAGTTGCTCATGCTGTCTTCCCTGTCTTAACATAGATGTCCAGTTTTTGGATTGAAATTGCATTGGTATTTACTACAGTCTCTAATCCTAGCTGAATAACTTTTCCTTGGCCACCAACATTAACAGAAAGACTGTTCAATGACGAAGGGGTAAATTCAGCAATGCCATACTCTGCAACACCATACTCAGAGGGCACACCAGCAGGAATTGAGAAGGAACGGTATGTAAAGTTATCTGTGAAGTCGTAGCCGATGCTCAACGACATTGAATAACCTTCACCCCCTACAATAACAACACCAACTTTCTTAAGAATTTTAATAGCAGTGGGGGCACTGAAATCAAAATAATTAGTAAAGTATTTCATGTTATAAGTGCTGGTATTATCTAAGTACCCTACATGATACCCAATATATTCAGCAAAGCCCATCAACAATTCTTTGTCTTGTGTGTAACAGAAGGACTTAGGAGAAAGTCTCCATGATGTCGTCCTCGCTGCTCCGTTCTGTAGCATTGTACGCATATCAAAGCAGTATGTCAAGGACGAATCACTAAAAGATAGCAAATAAAATGCTTCTTTTTCAGAGTAGACTGCTTTGATGTTTGCAGCTACTGATCCAGAAATTGTACCAACTAAGTCATCTCGAATATTAGAACTCAAGTCACGCATTGGTGCTGATTTCTCTTGGATCACCCGCATCAAAGAACGTACACCAGTGTCCGACAAGAAGATAACATCGGTGCCAGTGTTGACCACTGAATCCCTAGCAATACAGCCGACACCCGTGATAGCGTCCTGAAGACTCATTGCAGCAGGATCTTGAGGATTGCTGTAGATCAATATCTGTCGTTTACCAAAGACAATCAGGAACCCGTTATGGGCTGCTAAGGCAGTGATCTCATCAGGACCAGCAGGCCATATCTGCGTAAGGTCTAGAGTACCGCTAGAGCCTGTACTAAGTACATAACCTAACAGAAGATCAGAAAACTGAATAAGAGACTTGTCAGTGGCTGTAGCTGCTGACCATATACGACCATAAGCGCTAATGGCACAAGCAGAAGACTGCACAGTAGCCACGTACCCAGACTTTTCAGACACCCTGCGATACGTCACAGCAGACACAGTGGGATCGAAGATCAAGGGATCATGTCCTGACTGATATAGGTACAGAATGTTGTTCAAGGAACACATCTGCCAGTGACTGTCGGAGATTGTCGGCGCTACACCGCCGCCACCGTAAGTCAATTCAGACAGAGTAGACCCAACGAGCTTGAACAGCTTGTTGTTTCCTGCTGCCACAGTATATGTAGTACCGTCTTCAGTGATTAACTGTCCGATGCTCTTGACATCAGCAGTTCCTAATGCAGCCAGCGTAGAGTGCTTAGGGAGCCAGCCTTTACGGGCACCAACACGACCAAACTTATCAATTACACAGTTCTCAGCAATGGTTGCAAAGCCTGACTCCAAAGATACTGAACTCTCTTGTGTGTTCAGACCTAAGAAGCCAGGAGCCGCTACGGTATTAGTTAAGAGTTTTGCAGTCATTAGATGTCCGTCCAGACAACATCCTCATTGTACCTGTTACGTTCCAATGCGATAGCATCAGCCAGTGCAAGACGGTATTGTTGATAGAGTTCCGCAAAAGGTTGTCCTGAGTCCTCACCACGCTCTGAAATAGCCTTAGCATGCGCTAAGAGTTCTACTAAATGCGAAGGAACTTTCAGCACATCTGTATTAGAAGATAAATCTGTTTGAGGGACTTTTAATTCAAACCGAAGACTATATACATCATCTGGTATAGGCCATACTTTTACAATAGTGTCGTCACCAGAGACACCATCGTATACATAGTACTCAGGAGCCTTACTCACCGTAGGACTAATATAGAACTGACGATTCATCCATGCTCTGGGGGCTTGATCGAGAGCGTAGTCGCTGGTATCATTAAGAACATCGCCAGTAGTAAAGCGCTGCCCGGAGCCTGTTAAAGTATACGAACTAGTGCCAGACACAGTAGGGATTACAATAGTCTGTGACAGGCAGTTCCAATCATGTGCGTCTTCAACTTCTCGTTTAGCGTCATTGACTAGAATACCAATAAGACTACTATAAGGAGTGTCGGAAACACTAGACACTTCGTTTTCCCTAAGTCTTACAAGTACATTGTTAACAAGTTGTAAGTAAGTAGAAGACATTTTTATTCCTTTGTCTCGTTTGAACTATCACAGGTCCGTTGTGTTAGTTGACGGGAATGCACGACCAGATCCCCAGATGATGCGAACAGCACCACCGCCACCGGAAGACCCGGCTTGGTTGCTGCCGCCAGCGGTTGCCGAGTAACCACCGCCACCACCACCGCCATAGGAGCCCCCAGCGCCGAGACTCGATCCCGAAGTTCCTCCAGAGCCTCCTCCGCCACCTGTAGGAGTGGCTCCATTTGTGCCCCCAGAGCCGCTGGTGGATTGGCCTAAAACACCAACACCACCGCCCCCAGCGCCTGCACTGCCATAGGAAAAACCACTCACGGTGTTATTGTTGGCTGCCCCGGTGTTAGAGCCGCCACCGCCACCTGAACCCCCTGACCCAGCAAAGCCGCCCCCGGCCCCGCCGATACCGCCATAAGATCCAGCACCGCCACCACCGCCGCCGTTAAAGACGCTACCGTATGTGCCTGTCACCGAGGCACCCGCACCACCACTACCTCCTCGGTTTCCTGTGCCCACTTCTGTTGTCGCTGAGCCACCACCAGCAGCCAGACACAACTTCGTTCCGCTGCGGTCCAGATATGAGTCACCGCCGTCGTTACCGCCGTTGATCAGGACGCTGGTAGACCCAGTGCCACCAGAGCCAACAAACACGGTTAGGGTTTCACCCGGGGTTGTCGAAATCGAATTTACATAGCGAAGATTACCACCTTCGCCACCATACCTGGAACCGCCGCCTTCACCGCCTCCAATGCAGACGACGTTGATGCTGTAGACATCAACCGGACAAACCCAAGAGTAAGTACCCGGTGTCAGGTATGCCTGTTGTCCTAGGGCACCAATTGCAGAGGTTACTGAAGAAAACATTGTATGCCTTAAACTGTGTAGTTTTGACCGCCGTTACTGCCGTACCAGTTAGTACCGTCGGCAGTGAAAATATATTTATCCATCTTGCTTGCCGTAGCTGTGATGGAGGGGGCAGCATTATTGGGCCATTTTACACCAGCAGGCCACGTTACAGTTCTACTACCCGTACCGTCTTGCTTGAGTAGAATCATGAAAGATTTACCAGCAGTAGCTGTAGGGAAGGTAAAAGTACAGTTACCTGTGAGTGTTAAGATGTGAATGGTGCCACTTGTCAGACTGATCGTGTAAGCAGTACTTGTATTGGCGGTATTGACTTTTTCTTGATAATCGCCGTCCAACGTAAGTACTTTGGGATTAGTACCAAGTTCAACGACAGTACCACCGGAGTTTTTAGTGAAAATCCGCTTATCAGAGACATTAACAGCTAACTCACCCTGAACAAGATCCCCTGTTCCGGGCACAGCAGCAGCAGTGCTACTATTCTTTGTAATCAGTGTCGCCATTTAACCTCCAAATTTACCTTCATACCATTGTTGCAGTGGGGTTGCTACGTCTCTGGGAGCCGCAGGCATATAAGTATTGTAATACTGTTGAATTGCTTTGTAATAGTCAGCGTTTCCTACAGGAACAGGCGTTGTCGGGGCCATCGGGGCAGTTCCCCCACCACCTCCTGCGCCGCCCCCAGAACTTAACAAACCTGTTGACGACAGATTAGTTAGAGCCTTCAGAATATCTGTTAGAGTTAAAGACCCAACCAATTTAGTAGCTGTATCGGCAGCGGTCTTATCCCCGGTTGTTTCTAAGACTTTATCATAGACAGTTGTTTGAGTTCCTGTCATCCCGGGGCCGTATTGAGCACCGGCATTGACCGCAGCAGCCACATCTCCAATGGTTTGAGTTGGTTTATTTTGGGTAATCTCAACAACTTGAGTATCAGGGGCTGTCGGAGAAGCTACAGCAGTTGTTTCTGCAACTGGCGGCTGTACAACAGGAGGATTAACAGTAGCTGCAATAACTTCTGCCAAGTTGTCCTTAGGTGCTTCTGGAGCTGTAACTTCTACTACTTGAGCAGGCTGAGGAGGTTCCACAAGGACAGGCTCAGTTGGAGCAGGTTCTACCGGGCCCGTAAGCTCAGCAATAACTTCTGTCAAGTTGTCCTTAGGTGCTTCTGGAGCTGTAACTTCTA